CAGCCAAACACTCAACAGGTGAAAAAGCTCGTATGGCACATTGGCTAGCTAATATGAAATCAGGGAAAAAGAAATGAAAATTAATGAAATCATTGTAGAAGCTAAGGCAGTTAAACAACGTTTAGATGCTAAATGTTGGAAAGGTAAACACAAAGAAGGCACTAAGATCAAAGGTGGTGTTCGTGTTAATAACTGTGTGCCAAATGAAAGCGTGGAAGAAGCCGCTAACCCAGCACAGCAGGCCGCTATTGCTATTGCTAAAAAGAAAAAAGCAGGCATCAACGAAGAACTAGATCAAGAGTTTGACATGATTGAAACAATGGTTGAGCATATTGCCGCTAAAAATAATGTTGATAGTGAAGTTGTTTGGGAAGACTTAGAATCACTTAGTGATGATGAACTATATGTATTTGCTGTAACACAAGAGCCAGTGAACGAAGATTGGCAAAAGGTCAACAAGAAAGACAAAACAGATGGTATGAGTAAGAAAGCCGTTAATGCTTATCGTCGTGAACATCCTGGCAGTAAACTAAAAACAGCCGTTACTACTAAACCTAGCAAACTTAAAAAAGGTAGTAAGGCTAGCAAGCGTCGTAAGAGTTACTGTTCACGTAGTAAGGGACAGATGAAGATGCACAATATCAGCTGTGCCAAGACTCCAGATAAAGCAATTTGTAAAGCACGCCGTCGCTGGAACTGCTAATGAGATCAAAAGAATTTATAACTGAATTAAGAAACAAGTTGCAGGATTATCTACAGCAACAGTTTCCTAACTGGCCAGCTTATGTGGTTAATGATTGGTTATATAAAAATGCCAAAGGCATCACTGATTCGGCAGAGTTGGCAGATTGGATGCAGGGCATTAAAAAAGATTATCCAGTTAGCCAATGGCGTTTAGAAACATTACCAATTACCTTAGATATTTTTACACCAGAAACACAACAACGTATTAAACTTCGTGCGGGGGGAAGTGCTAACCCTTACGGTGTTCCTAAAGATGCTGAACGTCATGCTACACAGCAGGCAATGATACAAACACAAGGTGTTAGTCAAGAACCTATTATTGTATTCAAAACAGCACAGGGATACGATTTAGCAGAAGGCTGGCATAGAACTATACAACACTTACAAGCATACCCACAAGGATATAAAGGTCCTGCTTGGGTTGGGTACCCATGAAAGAATATTTTACATTTGAAAACTTACCCCTAACCATAGTAGTTGGATTAGTTGCTTGGTCATGGGCCGTTGTTTTTACTGTAATACTGTCGTAAAGAACACACCTAGGACCGTTAAACCTTACGGTTGTGTGGCCGGCTGCTGGCCTGGAGGGATGCCAAAAGTGAGCAAGATAAAAAGTCAGATAAATATTAATTATGCGTTATTCACAAATTAAAAAAGCCTTATTAGAAGCAGCAATCATTGATGAAGTATCAATGAGTCCCTCCAGCCTAGAAAAATTCGCCAACAGCCCAGAAGCAGAAGGAATGTTGCTTGGAATAGAGTGGGAAATGTGTGTGCCCAATGCATCATCAGGTGATAACGAACCTGAATGGGAATACGATTGGGACGCTAACGAAAGTGTTGTTGATATTGACGAACTTATTAACTTCTTCCGTATGGGCGAATTTAGTAATATGAGTCGAAGTGATGCTGACCGTCTACGCAGTCAGTTATATGATGAGTACATGGACTGGCAGTACGAAAGTTCACAAAACTACATAGATGAAAACTACGACGAAGTAATTAAGAAAACTCGTGAGAATCTACAGGATGATGCCCGCGATGCTAGTAATGATCATTACGATGAATTTGTAGCAGATGCTAAGAAAGAACTAGGTGAACTATTACCAGACGATGATGCCGCTATAGAAGAACGTGTTCGTGCATTAACATTAGCATGGATGGATCGTTGGATTGATGAACAAATTGAAGAAGCAGACAGTCGTGAATATGAACGTGCTCGCGAATATGCTGAAGAAGAACTGCGAGATGAGTACCGTGACAACTATGCTAGCCAAACAGATTGGCTAGAGTCAATTGGCGTTGATGACATGCAGGATGCACATCGCCATTGGAACTTAGATTGGCCGCACATGTATGATGCTAACTACAGCGATGAAGGTAGTGCAGATGTAGATCAAGTAGCAGATGATTTCTACGGTGCTACAGGTTACGAAGCACGTGGTTACAGCAACTACCATGCTGCTAGCCGCAGTGACCAACAAGCAAAAGGCTATTTCATTATCGAGCCAGATGGTTCAATCGATGCCGATAGTGGTGATGCGGGCCTAGAGTTTATCAGTCCAGCAATGCCACTTAAAGACGGCATTGAAATGATCAAACGAGTTAAACAGTGGGCTAAGGCAGCAGGCTGTTACACTAATAAGTCCACTGGCCTACACATGAACATCAGTGTTCCTGGAATGACTATTGAGAATCTAGACTATGTTAAACTAGCATTGTTCTTAGGTGACGAACACGTACTTAAAGAGTTTGGTCGTCAATACAATAGTTTCTGTAAGAGTGCAATGAAGATTGTCAAAGAAAAGATTGAACAGAATCCAGAGAACGCCACAGCCTTACTAAGCAAGATGAAAGAACATCTTGGTGCGGCGGCTAGTAAACTAATACACAGTGGTGTTACACAAAAGTATACCAGTATCAACACCAAAGACAAGTATGTAGAGTTTCGTGGTCCTGGTGGTGATTACCTAAACGAAGACATACCTAAATTAATCAGCACTGCTCTACGTCTGGCACAGAGTCTACGCATTGCCACAGATGACAATGCCTACAAACAAGAATACGCTAAGAAACTATACAAGTTAGTAAGTCCAAATGAAGGTGATTGGACTGATCCTAACAATTCAGTATCCCTATTCAGTCGCTATGCTATGGGGCAGATTAACAAAGATGAATTAGTCAGCAATGTACGTCAAGCACAGACAGCTCGTAAAGAGAAGAAAGGTGAAGATCAACAGTACTGGGTTATGAACAAAGACGGTACTGGTGGCAAGCAAATGGTCTTTGCTCAAAGTGTTACAGATGCTATCATCAAAGGTGGCAAACAGTTGGGCATGAAGCGTGAGGACAGTATATCTAAACTTAAGGCCGAGCCGTTTGAACGTACTCCTCCAGGTCCAGCACCAACTAAACCAGCACCAGAATCATTAACTGGTGGTTGGATCAATTGGATTAAAGATAAAGCACCAATAGTAGACGCAAATGAACTGTTCAGAATTGAACAAGAACTTAAAGCCGGAAATTTTAGTTACCTAGATGATGCTAGTACACAATATCTATTAGACTATATTAATGAACTAATAGAATTCCGTAAAGAATCTAGTACACAAATTCCGGACTCAGTACCTGAAGGATGGAAGGGCTGGGTTGAGGATACCCTACCTAATGTTACATTAGCAATAGCAAACGAAGTTAGAGCGAGAATTAAAGACGGCAGGGATGGACTAGATCAAGCGGCTAATGTTTGGATTATCCAACAAATTGATAAAGAACTACGTCGTAGACAAAGCGGTACAGCAGATAATGGTGGTGTTGTCGACAATAATGAAACACGCTGGAAGGTTAATTCCGCAAGTGGTAGTTCAGTATATGTTGATGCTGATAGTCCGCGTCAGGCTAAAGTTAAAGCAGTGGAATTGTTCGCAAGAGAACATGGATTGAATGTTGATGCTAATGATTTAGAAGCCATTGCTACTACACAGGATAGTGGTGCTGTACATGCTATCCCACAACAATGGCGTAACTGGGTTGATACATTACCTAATAGACGCACAGAAGTTATTGCTGACTTTAGACGCCAAATTGAACAAGGTGAACATAATCCTAGTTTAGAATCACAAGCGCAACGCGATGCTGTGATTAGAGTTATTGATGATGAACTACGCCGTAGACAAGATGCTGGTGAAACTGGTGAAGAACAAGAATGGTCTATTAGAGATGGATTGGGTAGATATGTAGGTACAACAAACGCAAGAACACAGGCCGAAGCACTACATATATACGGTAGTGTTAATAATGTTGATACTAGAAACTATACAGCAACTTTAACTGATGATAATCCTCCACATGCGGGCATGTCTTCTACAAGTAGAGAAGTGTTTGACAGTTTACCAGAAGGTACCAGACGATGGTTAGAGCGTGTAGGTGAGCACCACGATTTAGAATTACGCCAGGCTCTTGATCATATTGAAGCAGGTAGAGGTATTGGTAGTGGACTATATAGTAATCAAGTGGCATTTGTTAAAACAGCCATTGAGACTGAACTGCGCCGTCGTAGTAATAACGATGCTGTAGACTCTGATGATACTACTAGAAATCCAGTGTTTGACACATTACCACAGCATTGGAAGGATTTCATTGCCAATGATCTAAGTTATAGTGCAGATATGCACATTATCAACATGCTAAGAAATCTATCGCGTGAAGATGCTGGCAGAAATCTTACACTAAATGATCAACAGTTAGCCTACATTAGAATTCTACTTAAACGTCAATTGCGTGCCAATGGTATTACTCCAGACGATGACGCACCGACTACTACCTACGCAGATGATGCTGACGAACGTGAACGCATGCGTCGTGAGCGTGAGCAGATTTCACAGGACATGGCACAACAAACGAACGAAAGTATTAAAGAACTACGCAGACTAGCAGGATTAGTATAATGAACCTATTCGAGATGTTTGAAGATAAAAAGTTAGACCTGCCTAATGCTCTACGTGATTTTTTGCCTATTGCTGTCAAGCATCTTAAACTTAAAACTATACCTAAAATTAAGTTAGCCAAAGAACTAACGGATACCCACGTACCTACGTTTGGTCGTTTTGAAAACAAAAGTAAAATAATCACAGTGGTTATCGATAAACGTAACCCAACTGATGTTATCCGCACCCTAGCACACGAACTAGTACACTATGCTCAAGGTGAAGAACACGAACTAGCCAGCGGTAGTTGGCATACAGGGTCGCCAGAAGAAAATCAAGCACACGAACTAGCAGGTATAATGATGCGTGAGTTTAACAAACAGTTTCCGGAATATCTAGCAGCAGATCCTATTATCTTACCAGAATGAACAATTGGGAAATATACGTAAGAGAATCATATGAGCTTGTTAAGCGAGCTGAAAATCAACTTACTGTTAATTTAGAACACAACATAGAAGCATACATTGTACATTTATTTGCTCACTATCTAGACAAACCTAATATCAATACAGAACCCTTAGGGGTTAAACTGCTAGCCAGTGTTACCCTTCCTACAACACAACGTAAGAATGTGCTTAAAGAAATTGGTGATGAATGTTTACTAGTTAACAGCATGGAGTGGGGTCGACGTCGTTGGCCTAGTTCAAATTATTACAGCGAACTAGGACAAAATGCCTACTTAACACGTGCTTTTATGGTACAACCGTCGGAGGATTTGTTCGACGATCTAGCATGGCAATTTGAAATAGCAACAAAAGTGCTCAGAACCTGTAGACCTTCTTGACCTTCTGGTCTAAATAACATATAATATATTTTTCAACCAAGGAATGATCTATGTCATCACGTATGTTTTCATCAGAACAAAAAGCTAAATTAACACAAATGGTTAACGAAGGTATTCATGTCTTACAAGAAGTAGAAGATTTAAATGCTGGCCTAAGCGATACGATCAAAGCAGTAGCAGAAGAATTAGAAATTAAACCAGCTATTCTAAAAAAAGCTATTAAAATTGCACAAAAAAGTAAATTTGGTGAAACTAACCAAGACCACGAAACACTACAAGACATCTTAGAAACTGTTGGTCGCACACTTTGATTGATTGGCATAAGACAGCTAATTTTATTAAAAAAGATTGGCATAGTCACCCTGTTAGACTATGTTTAGAGACTGTTAATTGGTTACTAAACATAGTTATTAGTCTTAGTGTGAGTTTAACTGTACCAGACACTAATTGGTTAATTGTCTATCCAGTTATATTTGTTGCGCTAAGTATTAGCATATTCTCAGCTATTAGTCGAGGTAGTTTTGGTATTTTATTAACTAGTATAACATTATTTTCTATCGATTTAATTGGTTTTTATAGAATATTAATGTTATAATAAAAGAATCGTACACTTACGTACATGCAGAAAAGTTAGCCAGCTATAAGTGGCAGGAGAGTTATGAGTTATGTAGACGCACTATTCGATCGTGCTAAAGATCGAATCTATGTTGTTGAACGCAACAACGGTCAAAGAGAATATAAAGAATATCCAGCAAACTATGTATTCTATTATGATGATCCCAAAGGCAAGTTCCGCACTATCTACGATACACCTGTTAGTAGATTCAGTACTCGAGTAGGTAAGGAATTTCATAAAGAAGTCAGAGTCAACGGCAATAAGAAAATATGGGAAAGTGACATTAATCCTGTGTTTCGATGTTTTGAAGAAAACTATCTAGGACAGGCTGCCCCTAAATTACAAACAGCGTTTTTCGATATTGAGGTAGACTTTGATCCTGAGCGAGGGTATGCCCCAACAAACGATCCATTTAATGCTATCACAGCTATCTCGGTATACTTAGATTGGCTAGACAAATTAGTTACCTTAGTAGTTCCTCCTAAGAGTTATAGTTGGGATTCAGCGCAGGAAATATGCAATCAATATGAAAACTGTTTCTTGTTTGACCGTGAACAGGACATGTTGGACACATTCCTTAATCTAATAGATGATGCCGATATATTAAGTGGTTGGAACAGTGAGGGCTATGATATTCCATATACCATTGGACGTATTATACGTGTCTTAAGCAAAGATGACACACGCCGTATGTGCTTGTGGGGTCAATATCCTAAACAACGTGACTTTGAACGCTTTGGTGCTACTAATATCACCTTTGACTTGATTGGTCGTGTACACCTAGACTATATGCAGTTATATCGTAAGTACACCTATGAAGAACGTCATAGTTATAGCTTAGATGCTATTGGTGAATATGAATTAGATGAACGTAAAGTTGCCTATGAAGGTACCTTAGATCAACTGTATAACAAAGACTTTCCTAAGTTTATTGATTATAATAGACAAGATACCATGTTGCTAGGCAAGCTAGACAAGAAACTACGCTTTTTAGATCTAGCCAATGAACTTGCGCATGATAACACTGTGTTATTACAAACAACTATGGGTGCTGTAGCGGTTACAGAGCAGGCAATTATCAACGAAGCACATCAACTTGGTATGGTTGTGCCAAATCGTAACCGTGAAGAACAGTTCAACACACAGGCCGCAGGTGCTTATGTGGCAACTCCTAAAGCAGGTATGCACGATTACATCGGCGCAGTTGATATTAATTCACTGTATCCTAGTGCGATTCGTGCGCTGAACATGGGTCCAGAAACTATTGTAGGACAACTACGTCCTATCATGACAGATCACTATATCAAACAGAAAATGGATAGTGGCAGTAACTTTGCTGACGCATGGGAAGGTTTGTTTGGCAGTTTAGAATACACAGCCGTTATGGAAACTCAAGCTGGTACAGAAATTACCATCGATTGGGTACAAGGCGGTAGCGATGTCCTAAGTGCCGCAGATGTTTGGCGTTTAATCTTTGACAGTGGTAAGAATTGGATTTTAAGTGCTAATGGTACTATCTTTAGTAATGATCGTAAAGGTGTTATACCGGGCTTACTAGAACGTTGGTATGCTGAACGTAAAGAAATGCAGGCTAAGAAAAAGGAAGCAACAGATGCGGATGAAATTGCCTTTTGGGACAAGAGACAGTTGGTTAAAAAAATTAATCTTAATAGCTTGTATGGCGCTATTCTTAATCCTGGTTGTCGCTTCTTTGATAAGCGTATTGGACAATCCACTACCCTTACCGGTCGTACCATTGCCAAACATATGGATGCCTACATAAACGAATGTATTACAGGTGAGTATGACCATGTAGGCAAGGCTATTATCTATGGTGATACAGACTCATGCTACTTTAGCATGTGGCCTGTGGTCAAAGAGGAAGTAGAAGCAGGTCGTATGGAATGGTCAAAAGATATTTGCGTACAGTTATACGATGCTATTGCTGATCAAGTCAATGAGAGCTTCCCAGGTTTTTGTGAGCGTGCTTTCCATACTCCACGTAAGCAAGGTGGATTAATCAAAGGCGGGCGTGAACTAGTAGCACTCAAAGGCTTGTTTATTAAGAAGAAACGCTATGCTGTACTAATCTATGATCTAGAAGGCAAACGTCTAGACACCCATGATAAACCAGGCAAGGTTAAGGCCATGGGCTTAGACTTAAAACGCAGTGACACTCCAGCATTTATGCAGGATTTCTTAAGCGAAATTTTGTTAGATGTACTAACTGGTAGTCAACGCGAAACTATTATCGAAAAGATACGTGACTTCAAGTTAATATTCCAAGATCGTCCAGCCTGGGAAAAGGGAACACCTAAACGTGTTAACAACTTGACCAAGTACACAGCCGCAGAAGTTCGTGAAGGCAAAGCCAATATGCCAGGACACGTTAGAGCCGCAATGAATTGGAATAATCTACGCCGCATGATGGGCGATAACTATTCAATGCAGATCGTTGACGGTATGAAAACTATTGTATGTAAACTTAGAGATAATCCTCTAGGTTACACTAGTGTAGGATATCCAACAGATGAAACACATATACCAACTTGGTTTAAAGAACTACCATTCGATGATGATGCTATGGAAACAGGTATTGTAGATCAAAAAGTAGAAAACTTATTAGGTGTACTTGGTTGGGATATTGCTGAAAATACACAAATTAAAACCACCTTTGATGAATTGTTTAGTTTCGAATAATGTTAATTAGCGACCTAATTAGATTTAAGAATGATCTGTTATCTGAAATTGACGAATTGAGTCTAGCTGATCGCGCTATCGATGAATGTAGGGCAAAATTAGTTAGATTAAAAGAAGCTAACAACGAATCTATTACAACAGTTGAATTGTTTGAAAAGATTAATAGCAATATTATTCAATACGATAATATATTAATGCAGCATCACCAAATTAAACTATCGATTGAATCAATTTTAACTGATATTGATGAAAATATAGTAAAACTAGCGCAAACTGTTTTATATAATGATAATTATCCATTTAAATATAACAGTCAACGTACTGTTACAATAACAGAAGATAATCTCAAAAAGGTTATTGCTGCTATACATCAACATAATGATTGGCATTATCCAGGAGTCCAATTAACTACTAGAGATCCCATTTTGACAGAAAATATGGTATCACTTGATCCATTATACCTATGCGATTTTGATCAGTCTTTTATAGATCAAACCTCATCTAAGTTCAATGATCAATATAACATGCGATTAAGAAAATATCTTATACAAAATCATACATTGGATTTTCTGCCGCAAGGACAAATCGGTTTTATGATAGCCTGGTTAATGTTTAATTATACAGGCAACGACTATGTTGTGACTTATTTAAAAAATATATTAAATTGCCTAAGATCAGGTGGAGTTTTTATGTTTAGCTACAATAATTGTGATATACTTGAATCTTGTCAAGATTACGAAGCAAACAAATCGAATTATCAATCAAAAAAGAATCTTATAAAATTATGTCAGGAGATAGGTTATGAAATAATAGAATCTGTAGATTTGCCCAATAATGATGAATTAAAATATGTTAGCTGGATGAAAGTAAAGAAACCCGGACAACTAACCACTATTAAACGGCATCAAGTGCTTGGTCAACTATTAGAAAAATAATTTATCAAACCTCTTGAATTTTCTAAATACATCATATACACTATATTATCAACAAGGAGAAAAACATGCGTGATTATCTATTAGATATCGTGAAAAATACTTATGGCTTAGGCAATATTGATTTAGTTAAAGTAATAGGCACCGACAAAGAAACAAACATCGAAGCACTAGCAGAAGATCGTTCAGTGATTGTTAAAGCAACACTTAACAATCCAGTTCCAGAGTTTATTGGCACGTTTGGTATGCCAAACTTAGGCAAACTAAACACTATTCTTAACATTCCAGAATACAAAGAAGATGCTAAAATTTCATTAAACACCCAAGACAAAAACGGTGAAACTATTCCTTCGGGCCTGCACTTTGAAAATAAAGCAGGTGATTTTAAAAATGATTATCGTTTTATGGAACAAAACCTAGTCACCGAAAAACTTAAAACAGTTAAAATGCGAGCAGTTAACTGGAATGTTGAATTTGAACCAACAGTAGCAAATATTCAACGTTTAAAATTCCAAGCAAGTGCTAATAGTGAAGAAACAAATTTTACTGTTAAGACAGAAGGCACAGAATTAAAAGTGTTTTTTGGTGATCCTAGCACACACGCCGGCAACTTTGTATTACAATCAGGTATTAGCGGCAAACTAACTAAAGCATGGTCGTGGCCTGTTAGTGTAGTTATTGCTATTCTTAACCTAGCCGGTGATAAAAAGTTTAGCATCAGTGATGAAGGAGTTGCTCAAATTACAGTCGATACTGGATTAGCAACTTACAATTATCTATTACCAGCACAGACCAAATAATGACGTTAGGTCGTTGGGCACATTTAGGACATAGGTTAGGTGAATGTTGGGTAGATGACACTCACCACCTAACCTATGTACATATTCCTAAAAATGCTAGTAGTTTTATTAAAGGCTGTTTAATCGGCTGTTATGGCATGTGGCGACATAGCGAAACACTGGTGCCTGCTGATGAATACCTAATTGCGCTACGTGAACCGATCGAACGTTGGATTAGTGGAATAGCAGAATATTGTTATAACACTGGAATAATGCTGACTGTAGACCAAGCACTTGAGCAGATTACATTTGACGATCACACTGAGCACCAAGTATACTTTATACAAGAGGTTGATTTAAGTAAAGCAACATTTTTACGTGTAGATGAACGCCTACGTAATAATTTAGAGCATTGGGTTAAACAATTTAACTATCGCACTAATATTCAGATTGCCTTAGAGTATAACACTAGCACAGGTGCTAAACGTGAATTTATTGTTCGTTTTAATGAAGAAATCAATCAAAATCCTCTATATCGAGCAAGATTAGAGGAGTATTTTGCCGAAGACTATAAGTTATATAAGAGTGTGAAATTTTATGATTAAAAATATATCAAGCAGTAGTGCCCACTTAATTGTGTCAGGTAACTATCCGCCTAACATCTATAACAACGGTATGCTGAATGTCGGACAGATGCGATACAATCCTGCTAATCAAAACATGGAAGTTTATGATGGCAACATGTGGCAGGTAATGACACAGGGTGTAACTGTTGGTCTAAGTTGGGACGCTGATAGTGCTATCCGTTGGGCCATTGAAAAAGAGAAAGAAGAAAAAGGTCTTAAAGAGCGCATGGAAAAACATCCCGGACTTAAAGATGCCTATGAAAAATTCCAAATGATGGATATTCTTACTAAAGAAGAAAATGAGCCTAGCAGGACTTGAAAAACTTATTCCAGATAGACGAGAGTTTAAAACTACAGCAGAACGTCTAACTGAATGGAGCTGGTACGAACGCTTTATAGCACAAAACCCGGATCTTAAAGATCGTTGGGAACAACATAAAACATACGAGATATTAAACAATGGCACACGAGATTGACAATTTAACTAGTAAACAGAAAGATTATGCTGTGTTCCTACCAGCATTGAGTGGATTCTATGCCACTTATGTAGGAAAACAACGTTTTCCGGATGCTAACGGTAACTTGTATGTTGACAGCACACGTATTCCAGCAAACTTTGAAAATGGCATGGAAGGACTTAATTGGCTCAATCCAACTGAAGCTTACTTTCCCTATCACTGGAGTTTGTATTCAGCAGGTCACGCAGAGTTAGATGTTAACAAGCATAGTCCAAAAGAAGACATGGTCAGAAATAGAGATCGCAGTAAGAGTTTTATCTTAGGTGACTCAGGTGGTTTCCAAATTGGTAAGGGTGTTTGGGAAGGCGATTGGAAAGATCCTAACTGTCCTAAAGCACAAAAGAAACGTGAATTAGTATTAACTTGGATGGACGCATACATGGATTATGGTATGTGTTTAGATATCCCAGCTTGGGTAGCCCGGAGTCCGGCAGGTCGTAAAGCCACAGGTATTAATACCTATGAAGAAGCTGTACAAGGTACTTACATCAACAATGATTGGTTTATTAACAATCGTAATGGTAACTGTAAGTTCTTAAACGTTCTACAAGGTGAAAATCACGCAGACGCAGATGATTGGTATGATCGTATGAAAAAGTATTGCGATCCTAAGCAGTATCCAGGTCGTCATTTTAATGGTTGGGCTATGGGTGGACAAAACATGTGTGATGTTCATCTAGTGTTAAAACGTCTAGTAGCTCTACGTTATGATAATTTATTACAAGAAGGTATTCATGATTGGATGCACTTTTTGGGTACAAGTAAGCTAGAGTGGGCTTGTTTGCTAACTGATATTCAACGTGCTGTAAGAAAATATGTCAACCCAGCATTTACTATATCCTTTGATTGCGCAAGCCCATTCCTAGCCTCAGCTAACGGGCAAATTTATATCCAAACTGAAATCGAAGATCGTAAAAAATGGGTATATCGCATGGTACCTAGTGTAGATGATAAAAAGTATGCTAAAGATACTCGCAAGTTCAGTGATGCTGTCCTACAAGATGGTCGTTTTGCTAATTTCACAGACAGTCCTATAAGTAATCGTATACAGATCAATGATATTTGTTATTATGCCCCAGGCGACCTAAACAAAATAGGTAAAGAAGGTAAAACCTCATGGGATAGCTTTAGTTATGCTATTCAAATGGGGCATAATGTTTGGAGTCATATTACAGCCGTACAAGAAGCTAATCGTCAATATGATCAAGGCGTTGTACCTAATATGTTAGTACAAGAAACAATTACACGTATATATTTTAAAGATGTAGTTGAAAGTATATTTGCTGCCCCAGACCGTAGTACAGCTGAGCAGATCATCGAAGATCATAGCAAATTTTGGATGAGTATTATTGGTACACGTGGCGCTACAGGTAAGAAAACAGTTAATGCTAGTACTATGTTTAACAACCTGTTTGAAGTAGAAGAAGAGGAAGAACACCACG